TGTAATTGTTGTACCATTAATATTTGAAACACGAATATCATCTAATCTTGTATAAAGACCATCAACAATTAATTTTGATGAAAGTCTAATATTTTCATTTTCTGCATTTATTACAACAGTTGTACTATTTGATACAGCACCATTCACAGTGGCTGATACTTCAGCTGGTTGATCCCAATCTCCAGATGATGGTACTAATGTTTCATTGTAAGGGAATTCAACTTCTACACTATCATTAAAGAGTAATCTAAAAAAGATCTCAATACTATCAGCTGATCCTCGTATTTTATAAAAGTCAATAATACGCTTATAGAGATTTCTTTTATTTACAGTAACATCTCTTGGTATTGAAGAAGCAATTTCTTTCTGCATGAGTTCTAAATAATTAGTCTCATTTTTATCAATATCCATCGCAGCTTCTATGTTATTCATAACCCAAGATGGACCTGGACCTACCAAGTATTTTACAATTGTTGTAAGTGTGGCGGTATAACCATTATATCCATTAAGATTTAATACTGCAAAAGTTTTACCGATTTCTGATGTTGATTCTGCAAGTGAACCAGGTAACTCATTACCATTTGTGATTGATACATTAACATCGCTTAATGATATATTTGTTGTTGTACCATTTGGCGCTGTCAGAACAAGGGTAGAGTCTGCACCAGTTTCATCTGTAAAAAATCGATTGTTTTCATTATTTGGATCTGGTATTCTAAATCTTGCAAGATTATCTAATACAACGTCGGAAAAGCTTTCAGTCTCCTGATAGATAAACTCGTCCATATTCATGAACGTATAATAAGCTTCTAAGAAATCTTTAAGTTTAGCTCGATCTTCTAATATTTCAGCTGGTATTAATTGATCAAGACGAAGATCTTCTTTCGTCTCGTGTAAAGTTGAATTTTCAACCTCTATAATACTAGGTGATAATGAAGTTCTATGAGCCATTATTTAAATCTCGAAGTTGTAGTATATGTAATAGAACCAGATGAACCTGCTACAGCAATTGTATCAATTTCTGGTGTTATTGTAACAAAATTATTATCAATTGAAATTAATTGATCTCGTTTTGGAGCTAAATCTAAAGAATTAGGTATTATTGTTACTCTAATTTGATTTGTATTATTTGGTCTAAAGTTATTTAATGTAAGTTTACCTATACCAGGTTCAATTAAACCTGCATCATTAATTACTGTAACATTTTGATTATTCACAACTTTATAAACAATAACTTTTCGATTTGGCGAACCAGCAATTGGTTCATCTCCAAAGAAATGCTCAGTGCTTGGTGCAGTTGCAAGACCAAATGCGGTTGATGTAAGAATAAAATCTGTTGAAGATCCTGATTGATAGAATGGAGCTACAAATGTAAGTGTATGATTTTGTAATTCAATTGCATTATTTGTATCTACTGTTGGAGTAATATATTGAAACATTCTTGGTCTAATCACTGTGTTTAATATTGCTGGATCAGAATTATCAACTGCTCTTGTAAGTTGTGAATGCCTAAACACACCATCAAACTTGTTTAGGTTATTAAAGTTATAATCTGAAATTGTATCTCTTACAACAGTTTGTAATTCAACTGATGATCTATCTGTTAGGTTTGGATTATATTTAAAGAATGCATCAATTTCTAAATATGTAAAGTTTGGATCGACAATCTGTGGAGTAATTGATACTACATTCTTTCCTTTTAATATTGCACCAGTAATATCTGTTTTTTCTGCTTGAGTTAATGTTTCAGATAAAAGTGGTTTAATTGCAATATAGACTCTACCATAATCTGGGGGATCATTATCTTCTCCACCCCATGTTGATATTGAATCAATATTAGAAAACTCTTTCTTAATAATAGCAGCATAATCTTCTGATGTTACAGCTCTGTTCTGTGTTGTAAATGTAAGTGGAGCGTTAAATCGAATTGATTCAGTTGTTTCTTGTTCAGCTCCACCAGTTGCATTTACTGCAGTCGTTACTGTAATATTTGAATATCCACCAATATTATCTACCATACTAAATGTTCTTGCACCATTTGACTCTTCACCTTCAGTAATTACATAATCAATTGTGACAATATTATTATTTGATGGTTTAAATCCTGTTACACCATCTCCAAAATAAACCTCATAATATCCTGATGCGTTTTCTTGAAGATAATAAATTTTACTTGAAGCATCTACATTTTTAAGAGATTCGAATGGTGTGTATATATCAAAAGAAGTTGATTCTTCATTCGATTGTACACGAACTCTTAATGAAGAAGTGTCTGCATTAAAATCTGAAAGTTGAAATTTTTGATTCTCAATATCATTATCAACTCGATATTTTAATTCTCTTACTGTACCTTCAACAATAACTACATTTGAAAAAGTATATAGGTTACCTACTAAATTTGCTTGTTGTGTTTCTAGTACTACATATTGAAACTCTTCGCCTTCAACAACTGTATTCAGTTTTGTTCCTCTTGGTAGAGAAAGAACTGATGGTTTAGTTCCTACAACAGCTGATACATCAACAACTAAATTAACTTGAGCTCTTGGAGACAATACAGATCTTGGAGTATAACCAAGTAGTTTTGCTCTTGTGACTACATTACCACGAATTTGTGCTGAATCAAGAAATGCCTCGTTTAAAGAGTAATGAGCATTTAATGCATTGTAATGAGTATTATAAGCTAATACATCTAATAAAACACTAAGACCAGAACCTTCAAAATCATAGTCATTAAATTCAGATTGTTGTTTAAGATAGTTTTTAAGATTTCTTTTTATATCATCAAAATCTAGTTCTGTTACATTTAAATTTGTTGCCATTTTACTTTAACCTTCGTAATATAATTTCAACACTTTCGTTGGTATCATATTCTTTTATTCTAAAATTAACTAATAATTTATAAGCATTAATATCTGATTGATCATCAATAATAATACTTTGAACTGCAACTCGCGGTTCATATTTTTTAATTACTTTTTTAATGTTTTCTCTTATAGTAATTTTAGTAAGTACATCTGCAGGTTCAAAAAGAAGACCCTTAAGATTTGCTCCTTTATCTTGAGCAAATGGTCGATCATAAAAATTACTTACTAATAAATTTCTTACAGCATTTTTAATTGCATTATCATCTTTTAAAGGTATAATGTCTTTTCGTATTGGATGTATTTTTAAAGATAAATCCAAATCTCTCCAAGGTTTCTTTTTAGAAACCACTCGAGCTTTTTGTATATCACCTTTAATACTTTTATCTGATTGAATTAAACCTGCCATATAACTATTTATACTCTATTAAGTGATGGATTCATCAGGAATCGATGTTAGTTGTTGAGCTGGTGTTGGTGATGCTGATCCACCAGTTCCTGGTACTTCAATATGTTTATGAGTTGCTAATGTTGGAGCATTACCAGCATCAGTTGATACATCACCAGTTGAATGCGTTGTTCCATTTACTCTTAAATTACCGTGTATTGTAGTATTACCTGTTATATCCACAGTTGTGTTTGATGCATTAACAAACACTGTTCCATCAGCAGCAATATTAATTGTTGTTCCGGATTTATGCTCTATATTAATTCTTTCTGAACCTGAAGTATTATCTAACTCTATTTTATGTCCAGCTTCTGTTTTATGTACTTTATTTGTTGGTGGATTTAATTGAGCTTCAGTTGGTATATCAATTACACCATCTGTCTTTGTTGCAATGCTTCCAAGTATAATCGGATCTTGTGCATTTGGTCCATCTCTAAAAAATCCAACAACCCAAGAGCCTATTACTAATTCATGATTTGATCCTATTCCTTTAAACGAAGCTGATGTTGTAGGCATCATTACAGTTGCCCAAGGCAAATATTCTTTATCAATATTTTCATCATAATATCCATAAGGAAGAACTTTTACTCGATTCATATTTTCTGGATCAGAAATATCTCTAATCTCACCTATAAACCAATTAAAATCTCCTCCAATAAAACTATCTGATCTCATTATATTGTTTCCCTATTTTCAATTTTTAGTATATCATTAATATCTTCAATAAAAGAATCTTTTTGAAGCATAAGTGACATTGTATAGTCATCACTAAAAGAATGTTCGATACGAGATATTATAAAATTACCTGAAAGATATTTATCTTTAGGATCTTCTTTTGAATCTGAACCAGCTCTATTAACATTTAATGATATTTTATCTCCTAATTTAAGATCAAAATCACCATGTATATCTATATCAATTGTTATATTTTTAAGATTTTTAAAGTATGAATAAGCATTAAGATAATTAATTGAAAGAACTGAATTATAATTTTTTAAATTATTACCATAAGCTAATGAGTTTTGAGATATAAAAAAATTCTTACCTTCAACATGTTCTTTAATTGATTTATCTAAAAACTTCATATTATCTGATACTGGATCAAATTTATTTAACTTATGATTTCGCTTATATGTAAAACTTGATTTTTCATATTTTTTTTCCGCTATATCAATTGTATGTAATGTAGAACCATAGCATCCATCTGCAATTGATCTGAGTTTTGATATATCTAAATCTGAAGAAAGTGCTTTAATTTTTTTACGTTCTTCTTCATATGCTTTTACAGGATCTTCAGATTTAGCAATATCATCATTAAAAAATGGTGAAAACTCGTATTCATCGTATACTTCTTTATCAATAATATCTTTTAAAGATTCTAATACTACTTTATTATCTGATATTCTTTCATAGAAGAAAAATGGAGTGTTATTATCAGTAATATTTTGAAGTAACCATTTAATTGCAGAAAGAGGTTTTAATCTTGGAAAGATTCCCTTTGCATTTTTTGTTTCAGTACTAATTGAGAGATTATTGTTATTAATTTTTAATACACTTACACATATTTTTTTAATTACATCTCCAATTGATCCTTCAAAATTTGTAGTAAGTGTTCTTAAATTATTGTGATATACAAAATCAGATACACATGTAAATGTATATACTTGCATTCCATCTTTTACTCTAGAATAATTTGATATATCAGCAAGTCTTAACATAAGATCATATTGTTTCTTTTCTTTACTTACAATATCCTTTCTAAATATCTTTATATGAATCTTTTCATTGCCCATAATTTTAAAAGATTCTAAAAGCCCTCTTGCATCTGCAATTGTTACGTCTAATGATATTCCCATTGAATAAATGCTTTCTGATATTTTTATATCATTTGCAGAATATGTAAGATCAATATATTGATCATCTAGATTTAAATTTGTATATAAGTGTACAAGCTCAATACCATAAGATCCAGGTCTAAAAGAAGTTTCAAAATTAGTATTAATATTAGACATTATTCATTAATAATAGATTTAAATTTATCTGCAAATTGACCAATATAATTAGGATCAACATAACGTATTTTAGATCTTTCTTCATTAAGTTCAAACTCATGATCACGATATGTAACATATGCAAGATCACTTCGTGCAACTCCTCCAGTTGAAGCCTCAGAAAAATGAGACGCACTTGATACTGGTTTTTTATCTCCATCATTTTCATCATAGTAATAATAAGGAGCATCTGCAAATTTCCATACTTGATGTGTAGAGACGCTGTCCTCAGATATTTGTCCTCTGATTAATTCAGTTACGTTTGGATTTGCGTCTGGATCTCCAATAAAAGCACCAGTTACATTTTGTATGACAAGTTGATTCATATCAATATGTTTTTTTGTAAGAGTGCCAGAAGCTCCTGATGTAAGTCCATTAATTGTTTCACCTAATTGAAATCTTCCTGCAATACTATCTCGAAAATCTGTAATAATTAGATCAGTATTTCTTACAATTTCTGGACTTGTTTCAATAACATAACCTTCATATTCATGTTGCATATAATCATATAATTGCTCTTGACTCATTGGCCATGCTCTATAACCATCATGTAAAAAATCATTTACAGCAAAAAATGTCCAATAAAAATCTGGTGTTCCATAAAGTCTTTGTGAAACAATATCTGGTCTTTCGCCATTTTTAACTTCATAAAATTTATATGCTGAATAGTTATCTAAAAATGCAGGTAATGGTCTTGTAGATCTAAAAAAGTCAACCATTTTTTGTTTAACACCTGTTCTATTAAAATCATAATCAATCATGGGAAACTGTTTAAAAAATGACATTAGCCTTCTCCTTCTGGTTCTGTTTCATCTTTAGGTTCAATGCCTTCATATTCTTCTCCGTATAAATCTTGTCTTGTAAGTGATTTTGTTTCTTGGAATGTCAAGCTTAAATCTGTTTCTACTGGAGCTCCATCTGCATGAAAAGTATTACCTGTTGGATTATATGTTGTAGTTATATTTGTAAGATAACATGGTGTAATTTTTGGCATAAAGTTATTTACTTTTTCGCCCTTATAAAAAGAAATATTGAA